GCCACGGGTGCTGGGGGTAAACGCGGTTTGCTGCGGGTACCCGGAGACGGCACCTACGAGTTTGTTGGCGACAAGGGTTCGCAGCCTTTAGCGTTACAGCTCGTATTAATGTTCAAGACGCTCTTCATGGTCATCAACGCTGGATTACCCTCGTTTGATGATCTGGATGCTTTCCAATCCGCCATTGCTCCTTTCAAGGAGATGTTTAAGTACGTCGTTTACCCTAAGGATGAGGTTCGACCCACACCTAAGGCGGATAAATCCACGCGCACCATTGCGGCCGGCGCCATACACCAGCAAATTCTCAGCAGAGTGTGCACGGGAAAGTACCAAATGAGTGTGCGCACGAACAAAACAGTTTGTGGCGATGCATTCGCGGTTAATTTCCACAATAGGTTGGAGGTTGCTTTGTTGTATAACCGCATGACCAAGCACCCCAATCATATGAATGGGGACTTCAGTGGGTACGACCGCACTGTGCCGCGCGCTGCCAGCCACATTGCCAATTGCGTGATTGTTGAGTGGATTAAGTTGTTCGCGTCGCGCAAGGAGTCTTTTGAAGCCGACATGTCAGAATTCTTGGATGAGCTCCGAGACATTTTCTCTAGTGTTGGCGAAGAGTTTGTTGAACCTCGTTTCAATGGTGTGGATCTCATGGTCAAGATGACTCAAGTTTTCCTGGCCGAGTGTGAGATGCCTTGTTACGTGGCGGGCGATGTGTGGTTTGTTGTCGACGGGAGCAATCCTAGTGGGCACCCTCTTACCATTGAACGCAATGGGCTAATTAATGCGGTTTTACATCGCACTGCCTTTTGCGAGATTTGCCCCGGTCTTCGGTACGACGACCACGTGCGCAACGTGTTTGTCGGCGATGATAGCTGGCTGAGCGTTTCTAACGAAGCCGCATTTTTCAACCAGCGTTCATTCGCCGATTTTTGTCGGCGCGTTGGCATGGAGTATACCGATGCCCACAAGAGTTCGGACATTGCCACGTTTACCCCTTTGGAAGAGGTCGTGATCTGTAAGCGCGTTATCGCCAAGAACCGCAATTTTGCAGCCCCTCTTCCAGAGGATGTCTTGTGGCGAGCCATGTTTTACTTTCCCAACCACAAGGATAACGAGGTCATCTTGTCCACGTTCCGCAGTGTATTGGTGGAGCTGAAGCATTTTCCGGACGAGGATCGTGAGAGATTTGAGCGGGTGTGGGTTGAGGCCGTGCGTGAAGCCGGCCTGGCCCATGAGTTGGCTTGCGCACGGGCCACTCTTACCCCCGACGTGTCGGGTTTATTTTAAACCCATCTTTTAGCCCCTTAACCATAGATGGTGGTGGGGACAGGAGGGGTGTTTACCCCAACAGTTGTCGCCTGTATAAATAAAGGTACCATCTCCTCACGTTAGGCCTTGTTCTGCCGAATCGTGAGTATTTTCAGGACTGCTTCCCTCGATTCCGTTGATTCTACCGCTTCTGTTGTTCACGATACTGTGAACACTGCTTTCGTTGATCAGGCTCCTGCTGTGGGGTCTTCTTCTAGTGTTGTTTCCGTTATTCCCGTTGTGTATCCAACTCCTTCTCTTACTGATGTTTTGTCGCGCAATTACGAGATTGCCACTTTTCAGTGGAGCGGCGCCAGTGCCAGCGGGGCCTGCATTGCCG